AAATCGTCGATAGTGCGATCACCGATGGGTGGAATGTTACGGTTTAATGGCATTAGTAGTTACCTCCTGATCAAACTGTGCCGACGACTTCTGAGAAAGATACGCCTGTGCGTGTAGCAACAAACGTTAGACCGATGAAGTTAATCGATCTTGCTGGTTTTACAAAGATGTCCGCTACAAACTCATTGCGGTCAATAACATCTGGGGTGTTGTTGGTATCGTCACAAACAAGTAGGAAGTCCGAGATACCACGCTTTGCCTGAACGTCGCGTAGGAAAGGTTCTACGATGTTCACGAAGTTGGTTCTTGTACCAGCATCGTTGAATTCGAAGAGTTGAGCGTTAGCAGCGTTCTCGATTGCCTTCTCAATGGTGATGAATAGGCGGCGAACGTTGATACGATCGAAGGCGCTTTCGTAAGCAAGACCAGTCTTATCACCGAAGAGGACTGTGCCCGAACCAGGTGATGTGATTACTGGGTTGATTCTGCTGCTGTAGAGTCTGTCTCTTGCGTCCTGACCAGGATTGAAGGCAAGTTTTACAGCGTTTGCTAGAGCACCACGGGTGGTACCAGCAGGAGAGAACCATGGGAACTGATTGATGTCAGTTCTTACCATTAGACCAGCGACATCGTTGGAAAGTGGTACGTAGTTAAAACGCTTGTTAAAGCGATCATAAGTGTACTGGTAACCACTATCGAAGATAGCGTAGGAGGAAGAACTTAGTGGAGCAAAGAACTCAAGTACGTTCTTAAGTTGAGTTGCTGCGTTAGTTACGCCTACGGTAGCACTTCTGTTTGGAGAGATCGTTGTAACACAATCCTTACGTGCTTCACAGATGCTGATTAGTTTCTGTGCCTTCGCTTGCTCTTCTTCCTTACTCTTAAAGGCGGAACCTTGTAGTAGGAAGCGGATGTCAGCGTTGACAGGATCAGCGAGTTTTTCGTAACTGGTTAGAACGTCACCGAGGTGAGCATCGTACTGACCGATTGTTCCTCTGTAGTCCTTACCACCAGATAGTCTGTAGGAAGCATTACCAAGAGAGTTAAAGTTAACGTTTCTTGCTTCCTGTCCCCAGGCACCAGCGGCAGCAGCGACAGGAGTAACTCCAGTGCTGAATCCGTTTGCTAGAGGTTGTGTGTTGCGGAAAGTATCAGCAGCATTTACTAGCGAGATGCCAGCGAATACGTACTCAGAGTTCTCAGCAAGATAATCTCTGTAGTAAACTGCCTTGTTAGGACTTACTTCAGCATCCGATGCCTTGGATAGGTTACCGTGCTTCTCAAGAATGCTGTTAGGAGTACCCGATACATCACCGTCGGTGTCGATAACGACAACGTTTAGACCATCGTTAGAACCACCTCTTTCTGCTACGTAACCATTTGTGCCTGGTTTTGGTAGTAGAGATCTCCAAGCGATAGTGACGTTATCTTCGCCACCGTCAGCAACAGAGGTTAGAGCATTCTGCTGACTGTACCAGTCAGAAGGAACGTGAGATGTTGTGGTGAAACCTAGTGGGTTACCGACAGAAGAAATGCCGATGGCAGAACCTGTCTTAAACTCTAGTTGAGAACCTTCTTGGTAGTTTCTTGCGGTCTCTAGACCAGCAACTACAACCGAGGTAACCTTAACGTCGATGAAACCAGCACCAACCTTGGTGATGATGCCCTTGAGATGATCGTTTACACCAGGAGTTCCGGTTGTACCGATACCGATGTTTGTACCACCTAGTTTCTGGGTTACCGCCATACCGACGATAACGCCCTTAGTACCGATAGCACCGCCACCGATAGCAGGGAAAGCACCTGCGGTGTTAACACCTGTAATTCTTTGGTCGGCAGCGTTGTCAACAACGCAAACCTTTAGACCGTCGCCCCAGAAACCGGGGTTCTTAGCGATCCAGTAGGCGCTTGTGATGCCTGAAAAATTGTTGTTGTAGTGATCTACATTCTCAATGGTTAGACCAGCAACAGAAGAAACACCAACAGCAGCGTTGGCGTTGACGAGCTCGGCACCGCCTGCTCTGACAACTTCTAGTTGACCACCATAACCTAGGAAGTTCGAAGCAGCATACCACGTTTCGTAGTGATAATCAGTGGTTCCTGCCCCAGGACCACCAAATACTTCGACTAGTTGCTTTTCACTAGTGATTCTGGTTACTTCATTAACAGGTCCCTGTTTAAAAGGACCAGCAATACCAGCGGCGACGTTGATAGAAGCGTTTACCCCGCCACGGGTTAGATCAACCTCTCTTACACTAATACCTGGGGACGATAAACGTAGTGCCATCCTAACTCCCGCATTACCCGTTTAGACTAAAACTATTTAGAAAAAGGGATGTTTTAATGGGGTGAATAGTGCGTGAACCCTACCAATCAGGATACTCCCACTCAGACCGTAGTTTTTTCTTTCTCTTACTTGTTACCCTTATCTTCGTACAGTCCTTACACTCATAAGAATATGCTGATGGTGTAGTTCTATCGTTCTTCGTCCTGTAAAAATCATTCAGTAGATCTTTCTTCTGACCACATGTTCTACATACCCTTTCAGTAAAAAGTAAATGATCTAGTAAGAATTGATCTTCGAATTCCATCACTCAAAAATCTCTGGTTAAGTAGTTATGTTCAGACTCTGGTTTTAGATGCTCAATATCACCCCATCTGGATGAAAGAATTTTTTTAAAGGTAACGTTTATCGATTGTGCCATTGACATACAGGTATCAATATCGTTTTCGTTATAGTTGAATACGATATATTGCCAGGTTGTTTTATTACCCATAGCGGCACATCTTTTCATGATGTTGAATAATTTCTCACCATCTTGATTCACTCTATACTTATTACTATCGGTAGGTAAACCATCGATACCGAATATCCATTCAACGTCATGATTCTTGGTCATTAGAAATGCCCTGGTAAACCAAGATTGAGATCTAAAAGATGCCGCAACACTGATGACTAAACTAACATTCTTTCTGGTAGCAATTTTTAGTAAGGTAAAAAAGTCATCATGGTGTGTGGGATCTGATATTTGACCACACAAAAAGATCTTATCAAAGTAATCGGTTATTTTTTCCCACGACTCGATGTCTATGTCAGAACCAGGAATATTTTTACCATTGTAAAATTTTTGCCGAGCACAACCAGGACACCTCAAGGAACACTTATGTGTAAGATCAAGGTTGATAGTTTTCTTAAGAGTAACTAATTTTCTTGTGCTCATGACTATCAGAACAATAATTTTTACAAGTTTCTGGTGCCTCCTCTGGTCTGTCAGTCAAAGTGTTCCAAAAATCTTGCCATTCTTCGGACTCGATAATGGACTCAATAGAATCCACATCCGGTAGTTTAAATTTATCCTTAGTAAGATTTTTAAATTGTCCTATTCTATTTGGGTGATCTGCCCAACAACAGGGCAGTAAGTATCCATCAATGTTAAATCCATAACACTGCTCACCACTTAGGCATTTGGGATTGATCATTGGAATTCCCACATGTATGACATATCGCCATACTCATCAACCTTCCACACATCACCATTAGAGTCAACCTCACCTTCGAAGTCAGTTAGACCATCGCTAACAAACCCGAATGGTGACATGTCCTGCTCAATCTGATTCTTCTGTTCTTCGTAAATTCTCTTACGGACATCATTGTCCGTCATTTCCTTAAAGTATTCCTGTGCTACCAACCACGCAAAGATAACCAGGCACATCGCCAAGTCATCATTACATCCTTCTTCTGCCTCAAACGATTGACGTTTTTGGATGAATGTGGTAAGTTCACTAATCATATCGTAGTCACAGATGACAAGTTTGTCATCCTCAATCAAAGTCTTGAGGTTACTACAACCAACCTTCTTAACTGTGACACTCATCTTGACACCCAGTTGTGTCTTCTTACCAGAGAATCCTGTGCCGACAATCTGACCAGCACGACCTCGCATCGCACACATCAGCACATTCTCATACTCCAGATCGAACTGGATGATTGACGCAACCTGGTCCCCAATATCATTGACCTCTGCTAGGATGTACGCATTGTTGTACGCCGTAGCAGTTTCTACAATGATGCTTGGGAACATCATTGGTTTGATTTCGTTGTTTCGATATTTGCCAACCACTTTGTATGGAAACGAAGTGATATCAAAAACGATGAAAGCAGAGTAGTCTTTCGAAACACCACGAGCAACGTCCACTGTAATTATATAATCATGATCCTCAATGGGCATCTCGTAGAGATTGAGACTACCATTGGTTCGCACTGGATCCTCATAAACCATTGTCTTCAGTTTAGAGGGTGCGATAAGTGTATCAACAGATCCTAGGAATTCGCACTCGAACTCAACCTTGAACTGCTGCTCACTTGTGTTAGCAATAGTTTGTGCTTTCCACTTGGCGTCCCTACCTGGGACTTCTGACCAGTGAACTTCTGTCGCAACATAGTCATTCTTTCCACGCTCAGCATCGTGCCAGTAACGGTAGAAGTGATTCATACCGTGTGGCGTGGACACCATGATTACTTTGGTGCTCTGTCCAGACGAGATAGTAGGATAAACAGAGGCAAAGAATTCATCAGCAATGTGATTCGGGATGAACGCGAACTCGTCAAGAAAGATGATATTGTAGGAGCCGCCACGAACAGCAGATGCAGACGTAGATGCGGCGATAATTTTAGACCCATTCTCCAACTCCATGGAACCCTTGTTCCAAGCAATAATACCCTGCTGCATCCACTTTGGCAAGTTTTCGTAAGCAAGTTGTAGCCTTCCTAGAAGGTCACGAGCAGTGGATGCTTTGTTTGCTAGAATGGCAATGTTAACGTTATCGTTAAAGATAGCGTAATGTAGCAGATACGATACACACGTTGTAGACTTACCAGTCTGTCGTGGCATCTTACAGATATTAAATCTGTTCTCATGGAAGTTTGAGATCAACTTCTCTTGGAACGGATACATGTCAAAGGGTACAAGACCGTGGTCAAGTGACACGATCTTGATATGCTGCCTAGCAAAATACACCGGATTGTTCTTACACTTAAGGAACTCAACAATCTGTTCCTCAGTAAAGTTAATCGGTGTATTCGCTTTCTTTAGATTGGGATTACCAAGATAAATGTCACCCGACATAATAAATCAAACTCTCTTCAGTAGTGTTTCTAGTGTATTTGGGTCTTTTGGACTTGTGATATCTTTATACTGTTGATTAATTTTCTTATCAGCACGTCTGATACGAGCACCCATCACCCGATCAATACCAACCTGCCCTTCCATAAATTGCTGAAATGTTTTCATATCAGCAGTTCCAAGCACGTAGAGACTTATTGATTCTGCTATCGGGATCGTTAGCAGTCTTCTTACTAGTTAGTTTCTTTTTCATACCCTTCATTCGAGCGCAGAAGGATGCCCTCCTGGGGTTTCCAACCTTTTTGCTTGGTGCTTTAAGGTCGCTGCCTGGATTTTCCTTTTCATAAGACTTTCGTCC